GCTAACCAGAACACTAACTACGGTGTTATCTGTGCTGGTCATGACTCTGCGGTTGCAACTGCGGAACAAATCAACAAAACTGAATCATACCGTGATCCAGATTCATTTGCTGACATTGTTCGTGGCATGCATTTATATGGCCGCAAGATTCTTCGTCCAGAAGCTCTTGTTACTGCTAAATATAACTTAGCATAATATAAAATATTGTAGGTGGGCTAGGAAACTAGCCCACTTATATTTGTAACAGTAGGAATTAACATGGCGACATATATAAATCTAGTGAATGAGTTACTTCGTCGTCTTAACGAGGTTGAGATAAACTTAGAAGATTTCCCATCTACTAAAAATGTACAGTCACTAGCTAAAGACTCTATTAATTCCTCTATACGTGAGATACTACAAGAGGCGCAAGAGTGGCCTTTTACACTAGTAACTTACGAACAAACACTTGCAGTAGGCACAAAGACCTACGACTTCCCTTCTGACTATTCTAAAGCAGATTGGGAAACATTTTATTTAACTAATGCACAATCTGCGTACCCAACACAACTGCCTAGCATTTCGTATGAATCATATATAAGTGATAGAAGAAGTCTTGATGATGTAGCTGGTACTGATGGTTATACAAAACCTGATGTAGTATATAAAACACAAGAAGACAAGTTTGGTGTTTCACCTGTACCAGATAATACTTATGTTATAGAATACAGATACTGGAAAGTACCTGCTGATCTAGTACTAAGTACTGATGTGTGTATTATTCCCGATAGATTTAAACATGTAGTACTTGATGGTGCTATGATGTACCTAATGCACTTTAGGTCTAATGAACAATCAGCACAGTTACATGAAGCTAAATTTAGAACAGGCATTAAGTCTATGCGTAGGTTACTTGTAGATAGCAAAGACTATTTACGCTCAACTGTAATACATAGATCAGGTAACTCTCTATATAAAAGTATTATCTAAATGGCAGATAGACTAAGTACATACTTATCGGTTTGTTCTGGGGGATTGGTTACTAACATAGACCCCCTGACCCAAGCGACTAACTTATCAGGTAGTGCTATACGTATGATTAACTATGAACCTGCCTTATCTGGTGGGTATCGCCGTATTAGTGGTTATTCCAATGACTACGGCACTGTTCCCGGTACAGGTGCTGTACTTGGCCTTACAGTTAACGGTAACTTACATGACGGTATATTTGCTTGTAGAAAACCTACAACTGGTCATGACTATCTATATCGTTGGCATAACTCTAGTAGTTCTTGGGTAGCCATACCAGAAGCTGGTAATCCTAGTATGACTAATGTTACTCGGATTCGCTTTACTAGCTTTAACTGGTCAGGTGAAGTGTTACTACTTACAGATGGTATTAATCCAGCGGCAACATATGATGGTACTACATACACACAGATTACGCATGCTAATGCTCCAAATAATCCTAAGTACTCAGAAGAGTTTAGTTCTCATGTATTTTTGTGTGGTGATTCTTCTGAACCTTACAATTTACACTTTAGTGCACCCGTAAATGCTTATGATTTTGATGCAGGTAGTGGTGCTGGAGTTATTAATGTAGGTTTTACTATAACTGCCATAAAAAAGTTTCGTAACCAACTATATATTTTTGGTGCTAATAATATAAAAAGATTAATAGGAAACAATGTAGCTAATTTTACACTAGAGAATGTTACTTCAAATATGGGTTGCCTTGCACCCGATTCTGTGGTAGAGTTTGGTGGTGACTTACTTTTCTTAGGTCCTGATGGTATACGTCCTGTTTCTGGTACTGATAAAATTGGTGATGTTGAACTCGCTACAGTTTCTAAAGAAATACAGTCTATATTCGATAACTATTATCTATCAGAACAAATAGAAGATGTAGCTATCGTAGTACTTAGGAAGAAGTCACAGTTTAGATTCTTCTTTAAGAACGATGCTTCTCTATCTTTAATAGGTGGTATACGTAAGAGTCAGAATAAGCAGAGTATTTTTGAGTATAGTCAGCTTACTGGTATGGAAGCAAATTGTGTAGCTAGTGGATACATAGGACAATTTGAACATGTAATACATGGAGATGGTTCTGGTAGAGTACATAGACAAGAAAAAGGTAATAGCTTTGGTGGTAACTCTATCTTTAGTTTATATCAAACACCCTATTACTATATGGAAGACCCAGAAATACGTAAGGTAATACATAAAGTAAACACATACCTAAAATCAGAGGGTGATACAGAAGTTTTTGTTGGTGTCTCTTATGACTATGATGACACAGGGACAAGCAACCCTACTAACTATGAGTTTACTACAGAGGGTGCAGCTTCAATTTATGGTACAGCTATATATGGAGCAGGTGGTATATATGATGGTAATCCCTCACCTAAAACACTTACAAATATATCTGGATCAGGTAACTCTGTTTCAATAAGTTACGTTACGAATAATACAAATGCAAGTCATACTATACAGGCAGTAGCCTTGACGTATGAGACAGCCGACAGGAGATAATACTTTGGCAGGTTACGTAAGACAGTCTTCAGCAGACATAATACCAACAGCTACAGTTCGTGCAGCGCCTATTAACGCCGAGTATAACAAACTCCGTGATGCATTCGCTGTATCAAGTGGACACAAGCACGATGGCTCAACAGGAGAAGGCGGTTACATTCCTCTTATCGGTGATGTTGATGCACTAAACAAAGTTGCCATAAACACTAGCACTAATCAAGTAGGTGTCTTTGTAGAGGTATCTTCAGCCGCAGTAGAACAGTTACGCTTCTCTGATGGTGCTATTATACCTGTAATAACTAATGATATAGACTTAGGTACATCTGGTTTAGAGTTTAAAGATTTATACTTAGATGGTACAGCACACATAGATACACTAGATGTAGATATTAATGGTGCAGTTGCAGGTACGTTTACTATAGGAAGTACATTAGGTGTTACTGGAACAACTACTCTAAGCACAGCTAATATAACTACAGGTGTTATTACTTCTGTAGACATAAACTCTGGTGCTATAGATAACGTAACTATAGGTGGTACAACTGCTGGTGCTGGTTCATTTACTACACTAAGTGCTACAGGTACTTCTACTCTTGCTACTGTAGATATTAATGCAGGTTCTATTGATGGTACAACTATTGGTGCTTCATCAGCTTCACCTGCTACTGTAACAGACCTAACAGCTACAGGAACATCAACATTAACTACTGTAGACATTAATTCAGGTAATATAGACAATACAGTTATAGGTGCATCAACAGCCGTTGCTGGTAGCTTTACTACAGTCTCTACATCTGGTCAGGCTACATTAGCTACTGTAGATATAAACGGTGGTAATATTGATGGTACTATTATTGGTGCTTCTTCTACAGCCGCAATCACAGGTACAACAATTACAGGTTCAAGTCTTGTAGGCCCACTTACAGGTAACGTAATAGGCAATATCACAGGTAACGTTACTGGTAATCTTACAGGCAATGTGACGGGTAATGTAACTGCAGGGTCAGGTTTATCTACATTTAACAATGTAACTGTAAACGGTACACTAGATGTTACAGGTACAACTATTGCTAATGTTACCGATCCAACCAGTGCTCAAGATGCGGCTACAAAGAACTATGTAGATACTGCAGATGCACTAAAGCTTAACCTGTCTGGTGGAACTATGTCAGGTGCTATTGCTATGGGCGGTAGTAAAGTAACAGGTTTAGGTGCTCCAAGTGCTTCAACAGATGCCGCTACTAAGGGATATGTAGACACCGAGGTATCTGCTTTAGTTGACTCATCTCCTGATGCCCTAAACACTCTTAACGAGTTAGCTGCGGCAATCAATGACGATGCAAACTTCTCAACTACTATTACTAATTCTATAGCTACTAAGTTACCCCTTGCAGGTGGAACACTAACTGGTGACATTGTAATGGGTACTAATGCTGTAACATCTACAGCTAACCCTGCAACAAATGATGAGCTATCTCGTAAAGGTTATGTAGATGCACAAGATGCTACTAAGTTAAACTTATCAGGTGGCACTATGTCTGGTGCTATAGCTATGGGTACAAGTAAGATAACTGGACTAGGTGATCCTACTGCTAATCAAGATGGTGCTACTAAGAACTACGTTGACACAACTGCCTTACTAAAATCAGGTGGTACTATGGCATCTGCTATAGCTATGGGTGGCAATAAGATTACTGGATTAGGTACTCCTACTGCTAATACCGATGCGGCTACAAAAACTTATGTTGATAGTATCGCAGGTTCTAATACAGCGGCGGCGGCTAGTGCTACTCAAGCGGCTACTTCAGCTACTAATGCAGCAACATCAGCTACAAACTCAGCTAACTCAGCAACAGCTGCGGCTACCAGTGCTACTAATGCCGCTAATTCTTATGATGACTTTGACGACAGATACTTAGGTGCTAAATCATCTGCCCCTTCAGTAGACAATGACGGTGACGCTTTAATAGCAGGTGCATTGTATTTTAACACTACAAGTAACATTATGTTTGTTCGTAGTGGATCAGGTGGTTGGCAAGCGGCAGGTTCATCAGTTAATGGTACATCTGGTCGTAACACATATACAGCTACATCAGGACAGACTACATTCTCTGCAACATATGATGTAGGCTACGTAGATGTATATCTTAATGGTGTAAAACTTTTAGTTGGTACAGACGTAACAGCTACAAGTGGTTCTACTGTAGTACTAAGTGCAGGTGCTACTGCTGGTGATATTATTGACATCGTAGGTTATGGTACATTCCAACTTGCAGATCACTATAGTAAGACTGCGGCAGATGCTAGGTTCTTAGGTCTAGCTGGTGGCACTATGACAGGTGACATTGATGGTAACGGCAATAAAGTTTTATTCGGTAACGTATATTCTCAATTATCAGACCTACCAAGTGCATCAACTTATCACGGTATGTTTGCTCATGTTCATGCAACAGGTAAAGGTTACTTCGCACATGCAGGTAACTGGATTCCATTAGCTAATGATACAGAAAAACTAAACTTATCTGGCGGTACTATGACAGGTAACTTAGACGTTGGTGGATCAGTTGAGTTTGATAGCTTATCTGGTACAGGCTCTGTGTCTATTACAAACATACTTGATGAAGATAACATGGCATCTAACAGTGCAACAGCACTAGCCACACAACAGTCTATCAAAGCTTATACAGACACAGCTATTGCTAACCTTGTAGATAGCTCACCGGGTTCTCTTAATACACTTAATGAGTTAGCCGCAGCTTTAAACGATGATGCATCATTTAGTACTACTATAACAAACTCTATTGCTACTAAACTACCCCTAGCTGGTGGTACACTTACTGGAGGTTTAAATGTATCGTCAGGAAATGTTGGTATTGGGACGAGTTCTCCAGCGACACCATTAGCTATACATTCTGCATTGTCAGGTGGTGGTGCAATCGCTGAGTTTAGATCAACAGGAAATACAAGTGCCACTTTAGATATAAGAGCAGATGGTACTGGTGACTCACGCATATGGTTTGATTTAAACGGTGCAACCCCGTTTGCTATAGGTGTCGATAATTCTGATGGTGACAAGTTCAAAATTAGCGGTAATGCTCAATTAGGAACTAATGACAGGCTAACAATAGATTCATCAGGCCGAGTTGGTATTGGTTGTGCGCCTGTTCGTGTTTTAGATATTGCAACTACTACTGGTGGAACAATAATCCACCTTACAGATGATGCAACAGGACACACAGCTAACGATGGTGTAGACATTCAACAGGAAGGTACTCTATTTCAAATACTTAATAGAGAAGCTGGCGATATACGCTTTGGTACAAACAACACAGAACGTATGCGCATAGACTCATCAGGCAACGTTGGTATTGGTACGAGTAATCCATTAGGTTATAAATTGTGGGTAGAAAACACATCTGAAGATTTACTAAAGTTACATAATTCAACAGACGGTTTAGACGCATTAATTTCATTCTCAAACCCCGGTGGTACTTTAGGTAGAATACAAGGAATAGATAATGGTGGTTTAGCGTTTGATGTAGGTAATAATGCTGGAGGTGTTATTGGCAATGCAGTATCTATTGATAACTCAGGCCGTGTTGGTATTGGTACGAGTTCTCCTGATATGCCTTTAACCGTACAAGCTAATAGTGGTGCAAATGCAATATCTATGCGTGGTAGAAGTGACGACTATTCAGAACTCTATGGCACTAGTAATGATGGTTCTACAAAGTATGCGTTTTTGCAAACACATTCAGCGCAAACAAAATTATATACATTAGCTAGTACTCCACTGTTATTTGGTACAAACAGCTCAGAACGTATGCGCATCGACTCGTCAGGGCGAGTTGGTATAGCACAAGATACACCGGGAGATTTTAACACTGCTGCTGATGATTTAGTTATTGGTAATAGTGGTGGAGATTTTGGTATGACCATTAGAACTGGTACTGCTAGTAATGGTTCAATACATTTTGCTGATGGAACAACTGGAAATGCACCAAATAGAGGTATTATTACCTACGACCACTCTGATGACCATATGCATTTTAGCACTTCAGCATCAGAACGTATGCGCATAGACTCAAATGGCTATGTTGTAATTGGCTCTACATTACAAGGCTCACAAAATGCTGTTACAATAGGTCAAGCAGGTTTTGTGCAAGCAAGACGAGCAAGTGGTGCGGCGGCTTTCTTTGATAGACTTACTAATGATGGCACTATTATACAACTCCGCAAAGGCGGGGCAGATGTAGGTAGTATTGCGGCTAACGGCGGTTCTATTATTGTAGGGTCTGGTAACACTGGGTTATACTTTGATGATGGTTCGGATAGGTTAATACCAGTAGACCCAGCATCAGCAAGCGGCAGGGACAATGCTGTTAATCTGGGTGGTAGTTCAGAAAGGTTCAAAGACGTATACGCTGTAAACTATTACGGCGATGGCTCTAACCTAACAGGTGTTGGTGGCAGTACAGCTTTTGGTGCTGTTGGTACTTATGGTCTTATTGGTGCTGGTGCTGGTAGTGGTAATTACACTGTTGGAGAAACAATAGCAGGTTCAAATCTACAAACAGCATATGCTGTTTATAATTTTGTATACGACACTATTACTGCGCAATCAGGAACTTGGCGTTGTATGGGTTATGGGGGAACTGGCTACTATGGTACACTTTGGGTCAGAATATCTTAATAATAATAATAGGAGGCGTTAATGCCAACAGTAACAATAACAGAAGTGCGTAACGCACAATCACTAAACGCAGAGAATACTGCATTTGAAGTAGAGATTAACCATCCAGAGTTTGATTGGATACCTTATCATTTAAACCCTGATGATACAGATATGACTGTAGACAACAGCGTATTGCTTGGGCTTATTGGCTCAGACTATGCGGCTTATGTAGCACCTACTCAAGAAGAACTAGATGCAGGTTTAGCGGCAGGTCTTAGGGCGCAACGTGACCAGAAGTTAGTCGAAGAAGTAGACCCTATAGTAACTAACCCTCTACGTTGGGCTGAACTTACAGATGCTAAACAAGCAGAGTGGACACAGTACCGAACTGACTTGCTTAACTTACCAGCACAAGCAGGTTTCCCGAATACAGTAACATGGCCTACAAAGCCAGAATAAGGATATAAAATATGAGTAAGGCAAGAGACTTAGCAGATAGTGCACAAGAAATAAACATCTTAGATGGTAAGAGCTTCCTTGATGAGGATAATCTTGCTAGTGACTCTGCTACTGGCATTGCTAGTCAGCAGTCTATCAAAGCATATGTAGATGGTATCACTACAACTAACATCACTTCTACAGGTGCATTGAATAGTGGTAGCATAACGTCAGGCTTTGGTAACATAGACAATGGCTCATCTACTATAACAACTACAGGTGCTATCACTGGTGGTAGCTTTGTAATAGGTAGTGCTGATATTAATGAGAATGACTTAGAGAGCATTGATGGTATTACAGCAGGTACAGTATCAGCATCTAAAGCT